CTTCATCAATATTTTTAATGCCTCTCGTTCCACCAATTTTGAATGCATCAGCAATCATAGCCTGAAGAGCTCTTGGATCTTCGTTTAATGCTCCAGTTAGGCCACCGATCAATGTCTGAATATTGGGGCCGCCCCAGGCGCCAGCCTGTGCCTGAATTCTTCCAGTTCTAGCTCTAAACATTGCAGATTCTTCATTTTGCCATCTTTTACTTTCAAAGTCTTCCATGTAGGTTCGTTTTAAGCCAGCTTCAGTTGCCTCACGACGAAATAAAACATCGCCAACAACACCAGCACCACCAGCACGACCTACAGCTTGAAGTCCCATTGCTGCAAACATGCCAATGCCAGGAATTAGAGTAGCCATAGCAGATGCTATATCAAAACCCATTTGCCCAGTGTCTCTAGATACGTCTAATCCTGCCCGCATGCCACGGCCAGCGGTTCCGCCCATCATTTGAGCAGGGAGGCCTAAATTATATTTTCCATATAGATGAATTGCTTCATAGAGGGGAGCAAGTTGAAGATTTAGTCTTGTAGATTTTTCGAAAAATTCGTCGTTTGTTTTCTTTAAGCCCTTTATATGGTCTTCGGTCGATTTTTGAATTCCATCAGTATGCGCTTCCAGATATTCCTTCTGTTTATCTAGCCAGCCTTGAGGTACCTCGCCCGGCTTAATATCGCCGGCAGAGCCAGGTCCAAAAGGGATCATTGGAGATTTACCACCCAGCTGAGACCTTACAATCTGAGTTAGCTCCCTGATCGCATTCTGTAAACCTACATCAGCCATCTAATTTTTCCCAATCCTCTTCTGAAGTCATTAACGTCGATAAATCAATGTCTTCACCCTTTTCAAGACGCTTTGCAATACTTTCAAATTCATCAGTATTCTTAACAATAACTTTGTTATCGTCAGTATCTTCCTCTTCTACCCTGTCTTCAGCCCATCTATTGTACTCGGCCTGCACGATTAGTTCATATACAATTTCTTCATCGGTGAGATCTAAAAATCGAGGGTCATTAGGAGGGAGGTTAAATTTAGCTCGATAGATAAGACGAGCTAAGTTGTTTTTTACGTCATTTTTAGCTTGCTTCTTTAGCTTTTGAAATGCAAAATCTTCTATATCCTCTGCTATATCTGGATCTTTAAGAGAGGCGGCAGTCAGCTCACGACGTAGAAGATTCTGCCTGAGCCTTGTCACGAAAAAAGGCGAATGACTGGTAGTCCGACAACATTTGACGGAGAGTCTTCCAATCTGCAGTATCTATATCTTCGAGATTTAGATCTGCTGGCTTATCTACAATAACTACATTCAAGGTCGCAGTAGCATAAGCCAGCAAATCTGAGGTTTCATCTAGAACTGTAAATCCGGCCTTGAGAGCTGCATAGTTTTGACCTATTGCGATCTGCTCTCCGACCTTCGGGGTTTTATATCTTAGTTTGAATTCTTTATCGCCAATTTTGTAAGTAAAATATTGCGAAATTTTCTGAGCCATTTTACACCTCTTTATTTATTAAGCTTCAGTTTCTGCAAATCCATCTGCATCTCCGTTAAGGGCTTCAGTTGCAAGCAGCGTGCAATTGTGAGAAACAATCGTATGCTTTCTAACTGAAAGTGTGCCTCTTCCGAAAATGCAGTTGTTATATTGACGAACTGTTTTCTTCGAAGTTTTATCAATAATGACTACGGTAAAGGGCTCAGTAGCCAAGTATGTGTCAATTGTCTCCGGGAAAACACCCACATTGAAAAGTGAGGATTTCTTGAGGGACATTGAAGATACGGCCAACGATATTCTGTACATCGTTGGAACATACTCAACCACTCTTGGATCCCCAATACCGGAAGCTGGTTCCGGAGCAAAATCTTCATCGGCGGTGACATCTTGGAGTAAGCCGACCGGCTGATTCCTGATGACCACCATGACGGTGTTGCCTGAATATACTTTAGCCATTATAATAACTCCTTAGATTAGATCGTTGCCTTGAAGATTGTGGCATGGATTGTGATCAACACATAGTTAATTGGGAGAACTGGGGAGCACTCGAACGACACTCTAACAATGTCACCATCAGCTGTTAGAATTAAGTTTCGGTATGCAGGATAAGTAGCTGTTCCCACAATGATTTCATTGTTCTCAAGTTCACGAAGAACCTGGACCAAAGATCCCTTGATGATCTGGAGCATCTGTAGAGAATTCTTTCGACCGATGAACTGCTTCAAATTCTCTCTGCAGTTCTTGGCAATATAGTTCGTTACCAATCTGACAGAGATCTCTTTCTTGTTGAAGTTATCATCAGAGATCCAAGAGGTTACACCCTGGACAACCTTGAGAGCTCCACCTACTCTTTCAACTACGAGAACGCCATTATCAATGAGCTGGAGGATGTGGCGATTCAAGAAATATGTTGAAAGGCCCTGCATTCCTGTAACGTCCTTGTTGGTAATAGGTTCACCAACAGGGAACGAAGCAATAAGACCCGCAATATATGCCGCGGTGTATGTACCATTGAAGTACTTAAGAGTACCCTTGATGTCAAATGTTTTGAATCTCGGTGAGCAAACCACCATATATGGAGAATTGAAAGCAGTGGCTTTGCCAGTTAAAGTTGTAACAAGAGTTTCTGGCGAACCATCAGGAGTAGTACCTCCGACATCAGTAAACTGATAACCTACAAGGCCAATTCTTTCTTCAGCCTTTGTCGTGCTCATCGCCTTGCAATGATCATGAACTGCTGTAAAGATAGAATCAGGAGTTGTGCCTGTTGTGATCGTAGTTCCTAAATAATCATCAACAATTGGAACAACGAGGTCTAAATCAAGATCTTCATAAATCTCCGCCAAGGCACCCGTATAAGATGTAGAATCTATTGTTCCGCCACTGCCTGCCTGAGCAGCAAGAGCGAAGTTGATTGTGCGCGGAGCAAAATCTGTAATCGTTTTAGTCACATATGTCGTAAAAATATTACCTGCATCTTCAGCATAAACGTATGGCTGATTTCCTGCATTAAACCAATCAAAAGCAGCCTTCATATTGGCTCGAACATATGCAGGCACTGTGGCAGAAGCAGCAGTTGTTGCACCAGCATCAAGTTCAGTTCCAGGAACTTCCTTCATTACTGTAAATGTGAATGTTGTGTCATCAATTGCAGCAGGAGTGGCATTTGCCATAGCGTCTTTTATTCTTTCAACAAGGTCTGTTGTTGAAGCTACTCCCACTAAATCAATAACAGGAGCAGTATTAGCTCCTTGTACAATCGTAAGATTGTATGCTGTACTTAAAGTTGCGATTGTAAAAGATGTTGATGTTCCAGAGTTTAGAATCGAGAGAACATCATATCCTATTCCAGTTCCTGCAATCGTATTTTGCTGAGCTGCAACAGTAATAGATAATCTTCCGGATGCCTCGGTTGTAGTGACAAGGATTCCATTAGCCTGAGTTCCATAAGCTTTGGACAGAAGTCTAAATGGGAAAGTTGTTGGCGTAGTTGTATTGCCCGTTGTCTGAATGATAGCCTGCATTGGGATGCTTGTAAAAGCATGCGCTGAATAAGCGCCGCCGACTCTAGTAGCCCAGATATACTGAGCACCGCCGTTGAACGCCATTGCAACGCCATCGACAAGAGGCCCTTCACCGAAAATATCGGTCGCATCATTCAATGAAGTCAATAAATAGGCCTGGTTTGGGATACCGTCTTTAGCTGGGCCCATCATTCCTATTACGTTTGAACCGACAAGGCCAACCGGAGTTAAAGCTGTATCATCTACATAGGTTGCCACTTGTGGCTTAATGTAGTATCGGCCGTTAAAATATACACCCATTAAATTTCTCCTATCGCATAGAGTGAAGATAAACCTATGTCATGTTTATAAATTAACAAATCTATGGCGTTTCTTAAGCATCTCCCATGATATTTTGCCAAAAGTCGCGATCACAAGACATCAGGAAGATCTGATTAATCATTCCGTATGCAGATGTATCGCCAAAGTCGTTCCAAGATTCAACATATCTGAATCTCACGATCAAGTGAACGTGAAATACATCAATAGGGAAAAACTCGGCGTCGGGTGAAAATCTATCAGTGTTTATGTCCAAATCGGGCATATCATCATTGTTAGCAGAATACTGTTCTAGTATATATCTTACGAATGTACCGAGAATTCTTACTAACAAAATCTGCTTTGCAAGGATATTGATAGAATAAACACCCATGTTGATAGTGCCGTATTCATCTGATACCGAACCGTCATCGTGCGTTTCACTACCTAATACATCGCCAATAGGTTTATCTGATTCTATTTGCGTTTCTTGATCCATGATCACAACAATGTTTGGGAGCGACGCCGAAATCGTTGCATAAGTTGTATGATACTGAATCTTGTCATTTATAATGATATCTTTGAATGCAGAACGTTCCTCTTCGCTTAAGTCTAGAGTGTCAAATAGGTATTTAAAAGTCTGATCAAACGAACTACCCGTTGACTTCAGCGCAGTGAACGCCGACTGTATTATACGAAGTATTTTATACTCGTTAAACGGAAAAGACATTATTCAGCTCCGAAATCCTGCTCCTCTTTCAAGGCTGCAACTCTCTTCTTTGCTTTGCGTTCCCGTTCTAGCTTTCCAGATTCAACATCAAACTGTTTTGTATCTGTTTGATGATATGATGGAGTTCTTCCGCGGGGAGCTGCTTGTCTATCAGCATCGTCTTTAGCCAATGTTGACACCTCGCCACCAGGGCCCAAAGGCATTACTCGAGCACCTTTTGTCATAAAAGCGGAGCCAGTCTGCCATTTATCACAAATAGATTTCTGAGTTTGAGGCTTAGTCAAATTGCTATGTAATGAATAAGCACGATGGACATCTTCAGGATTCACATCCATTTTAGAAGCCTCCGGAACATCTTCCTTTACCATTCTAACAGTAGAAACAGCATCGTGAATCTCTCGTTCTCTTTGCTGAGACATGTCTTTGACTAAATTACATGTACGTTCATCAAGAGATTTCTTAGATGAGTCTGCATCACTTGGGAGAGGCCCTCTTGTGTCGGAGTTACTATCAGACTTTTCACGATCTTTTGGATGTAGATCATAATCTGGATCCTGCTTATAGCCGCCTCTTTTTACGCCTGATTTACGGGGACCATAATCAACATTAAGAGCCTTCACGAGATCAGTTGTTCTCTCGTCAAGAGATTTCTCAGCCTTGATCTTTGCAGCTAATCCGTGCATTCCAGAAGAAGAAGCTAAATGAGATGCCTTTGTCTGGGCACCTGAAATATATTTCTTCTTTTGCTCTTCAGTGAGCTCAGGCTTCTTTACGGCACCTGGTTTAGATTCATCTTTTCCAGAGCCTCGCTGAAACTTGCCACCAGAAGCACCTGCTCCGTAGACAGCCTTTTCAAGAAGAACAGAAATTGATTTGACAAGATCAGACGGCTCAAAGCCACTGCTTATAGACTTGCCAACGCCAGGAGCCCAAGCTTCAACCATTTCATACTCAGAGCCTCTTTTGTCTTTTGGATCTGCACCAAGAACATGGCCATCAGCCTTCGGAGCTTGCTTCTTTTTAGCCTTGAGGCTGTCTTCTGTCTCACCATCAAGAACGTGAGTATGACATTTTTCCATATCAGATTCCTTCGAGGCATTTTTTAATTCTTTTTCATGAGCAGCAGTAGTAGGGATTTTCTTATATTCGCCCTTTGGATTTTTAATATCTTCAACTGTCATCTCTTGCTTTTTAGGACTATACTTATAGTCCCTCGTTGAAAATGCATTCACAGGAGAATTAGGATCTTTTTTCTTTGGAGTAAAGACAGCGCTGTGAGGATTCTTTCCCTTTTCGTCAACTTGCTGCACATCTTTACCATCAATTTTCTTATAAGCATATGCTTTTTCAAGCAAACCATCTATAATCGATTTATCCATGTTTAGTGTCTCTTCATTCCAGCTTCTGCAGCTTTCCTATCATTAGGATCCTTGCTTTCAGCTAGTTTCTTAAGGTTCTTTACTGCACCTGGTTCGGCTCTTTCAAAAGAAGCTTTTTCCTTTGAGCCGCCGGGATTACCCATGGTAGCCATTGAGCCGCCTGGAAGTTCTACGCCTTCACCCTCTGATTCCTGAACTCTTTTAGGACCACTGCGTTCTGATTCTCTCTTGCGGCCCTTTTCTACTATTTCAGAGTTTTTTTTTCGAGGATGGCGTCAAGTGACTTATAAAGGTCA